CACCACCACCAACTAAATACTTTACAGTCATAGTTGTATTAGATGGAGATGTTCCATATGTTTTAGTTTTCAAAAAGTTAGTTGGGTCAAATGATTCTTCTAATTTAGAAATTGAATTAGGTAATCCTAATCCTACATTTTTAAATGAAGGAATAATTGTTTCTTCACTAACTGTTGGGTCTCCACTACCAAATTGAATAGTTGTTGTACTATCTGGGTTAACTTGCTTAACAAACCTTCGAGATGTTTTAAGTGTATTTAAAATATATGGAGTTGTTGATTTAAATTGAAATAAATCAGGGTCATTGTTTTCAGTATTTGGATAGTCAGTAAATACCAATTCTTGTGCTAAATAAGGAACTTCATAAAATTTATTTGAATCAGAATCTCTAACATCATATATGTCTATAATATTAGTATCACTTAATTCAATACTTTGGAATTCTTTAAATTGACCAAATTCTACTTCTCTAGTTTTTAATTCTGCAGATATTGCTTGTACTTGTTTTTTAACTAAGTAAAATGAAGCCTCTCCACTTACACCATCTCTTTGATATATTGTAATTTCTCTTTCTCTTTCATCAGAAAAATCTACAACATCTTGTGTAATAAATTGTACTGCATTTGTAGATTCACATCTCATACCTTCTTTTATTCGTAAGAAGTATGTTGAATCAAATGTGTTATCACGACCACTACCGATTGAAGGTACTAATTGATAAACCGAAAGAGTTGTTACTGATGGTGAAGATACTTTTGGTTTATATCCTAAGTATTGTGAAAGTGCTATTACATTCTCAATATCATCTGCATGAACCATTAAAGATTCTTTTAATGTATCATCTACATAATATGAAAGTGAATCACCCACATAAGATGCCATTTCAATAAACATCATACCAGGTGATGATTCGTTGAAATCAGAATATGTTTTTGGGAAGTACGTTTTAGCGAACTCGATTAGATTACCTCTAAACGCACTAAAATCTTTGTTAAGATATTTTATATCCTTACCTTTGTTCTTAAAGTTCTTTGATGTTTTTGTTATTGCCATATCGTATTATCCCTGTACTGTAAATGTTAGAGTTTCTAAATTAATATCATCTCCTATTCTAAATTTAATTGAAACGTTTAGTTTATTATTATCTCTCAATTCGTCAGTTGATTCAATATCAATCTCTTCTGCCGTAACATAAGGTAACCATTGCTCTAAACTTTCGTTTATAGTATCCTCAATTCTACCTTCTAAGTCATCTACATTTTGTTCAAACAACAATGATTGTAAACCACTGCCAAATTCGGGTTGTAAAATACGTTCCCCTCTTTTAGTAAGTAGAAGATTTTTAATATTTGATTTAACTTGGTCTTTGGTTTGAAAAGATTGCTCGAAAGTATTTTCACCAAAGGTTAATGGCAAAGTAACACCAATAGCATAACTTGAAAATGCCTTAGTATCTTTAACGATTTTTCTTCCTAACTCAACTGCCATAATTTATATTACATTCCTGGTCGCCAATTACCATTACTTTTTTTATCCATAGCTTTTATAAGTTCTGAATTATCTCTATTCAAAACTCTATCTAAACCTGCCAATCCGGTTGAAACTCCTAACCCTTGTTTTTTAACACCTCCTTGCATATCACCATATCCCATTTTTTGTGCTATACTTTGTGCTCCTAATGTATGAGTTGAGTTTGAATTAAACTCCATTGTATTAGATGATACTTCAGTTGGTGCACCAGCATAAGATGGTGGTTGTCTATCTAATACACTTCTAGATGTATTTTCACTTAAACTAAGTGGCTGTGTTTGTTGTAATACCTTATTTAACATTGGGTTTTTACTTAAAACCCTTTCTGTTTGAATTGGTTTTTCAGAAACCACCTCATCCATAAATGTAGGTTGTGTTGGTGTAATAGCCTTTTTAAGTTGTTTGTTTTCTCTTAACAACTTTGCCATTTCTTTCTTTACACCTTCTTTAACTAGTGTAGGAAGAATCACTTTGATTTCCTCCTTAACTATTATTTGTATTGCTTTTACTAATTTGTCAGTATCCATTGTTGTAATGTTTTCCTTTCTATATAAATATTTGTTTTATTCTTTTTTGATTTTTATTCACACTTTGTTCCACCCATTTCTAATTGTGATATGAAATCAGGTAGAATATTTTCCATTTCTCCATCAATTACGTCATCTGGTATAGTCTCGTCTATAACATCTGTTAATGTTGGAGTAATCACTGGGTTACCTAATATATCTACATCGCTATCAACATATTGTGGACTTGGTGTTAATGTAGAAATATCATCATTTACCACTTGTTCTAATACCGGTGGTTCACTACCATCTGATGATGGGAAGTTAATATTTGGTATTGGTATATTTGGTGGTATTAAATATGCAGTCCAAGATATAACAGCAGGTGATGGTATTGGTGATGGTGCCGATGGATATAACGATGTTGTTTGTATCAATCCACCTACACTAAATAAATGTACCGTTGCTGCTAAGATAAACATATTAACCATTATAACTTGTTTACTAGCAGGCTTCAATGGTGGATACATTGGCCAAGTACCAGGGTTTGTTGCTATATTTGAATTAACTACTATATTTTGTATTGTACCTGGTGCTGGAATTAATGGTACTGGAAATGGATTCATTTGTGCTCCCATCCAATATGCTTTAACACCATTACCAAATTCATTTACCAATGAGAAATTTGTACCAGGTGGAGTTGCTAATCCTTTTAATAATGCAATTTGAAAAAGTGCCTTAGCTAAATCCTTATTACCTTTTTGAACCGATTCTAAATTTAATAAATCCTTTCCCCTCTTTACTACCGCATCATATTCATCTGCCCAAATAGTTGCTACTTCATTAATATTTAGTGAAGGATTGTTGTTTGGATTAGTTTTCCTTAATATATTTTTTTTAAATAGTGACCAAGACATTTTATGGAATATTAGGTATTTCTGGTATTTCCGGTAGGTTTGGTAGTTCTGGTATTTCTGGTAACTCTGGTAATTCTGGTAACTCAGGTATTGGTGGAAGTTCCAATGAAGGAAGTTCTGGTATCTTAGGTAAACCCTTTTTCTTATGTTTAGGATTTTCTTCTGCCTTTTCCTTTTTTTTAAACTTAGGTAGAGGTGGTAACTTTGGTAATGGTATCTTTGGAATTTTAGGTAACTGTGGTATCTCAGGTAATTCAGGTAATTCAGGTAATGGTGGTAGTTCAGTTGGTATTGATGAAACAATATCACCAACAGCACCAGTAACATTATCAATTGCATCAGTTACACCACCTACAATATCGCTTGCTGCATCAGTTACACCACCAATCGATTCGTTTGCCATATTACCTATATCATCACCTAATCCCATATTATTTTAATTGTACATTATTACTTAACATTGAATTCAACTTAGCTTTTAAAGATGCAAATTGAGCAACGTTTGTTGGTCCAGGTGCCGTTGGGCCTGCAGGAGTTACATATATTTGTTGTGCCACTAAATCTATCATCTCTCCCAATAAATCAACTAATGTTTGTCCTTTTGGTGCCGGTTCAGTTTCTCCTTTAGTTCCTAAGAAAATAACACCATCACCTTGAGTGATGTTTAAATCTCTATTTTTAGTATCAATAAAAATATTATCGTTTGTTGTTATGTTTATACCCCTATCGGCATCTATTGAAAATTGACTATCGGTTATAAATCCAACATCACCTTTACTAGCAAATATCATTTGAGATGTTTTAGCTGAAAGAATAATTCTATCTGAACTAAGTAAGATTTGATTTCCCTTTAATTCATTTGGGTAATTAAAGAATGATTCTTTTGCATTAGTAGTAGGAAGATTCCATTCTAATAATTTTTCTCCACTACCTAAGAATATAATGTTACTATCTTCATTTATATTTTCCTCTACCAATACATTATCATCCTTTTTCCTATTTTCAGAAGATTCACCACTTCTTATTGTTAGTGTAGGGAAAAATTTGTTCTCGCTATTATTATATCCACTAAGTCTTATAGATTGACCAAATCTGCTTTGGAACAGCACATCACCCTCATATAATTTTAATTTATGAATACCCTCTTCTGCAGTAAAGTAATCACCATAACCATCAAAATCATTAGCTTCGCTTGTATTTGAACGAGCGATACCAGTACTACTTACACTTGAATACCCTTCTGCTTTACTATTACTTGTTGCAGATTGTTTTTGATTAAAGAAGGTGGATATGGAATTTTCTGAATCTGATGTGTTTGGTGATAATCCTTTTGATATCTGTGTATACACATAGCCATTTCCCAATTTTTGTATAAATACAGTTTGATTTCTAATCGGTAGTATTGTTACAGTACAATCTAATGGTCTGGCCATTAATAAAGTATCGCCAGTGACATCATTTAATAATCTACATTCAATTGAACCAACATCTGCTATACTTGCTTCTCCTGATTTTATTTTTGGATGATTCTCATCTAATATAACAGAATATACTATTGCTAAATCATCAGAAGATTTAGTGGATAGAGAGGTAGCAGCTGCTTTAGCTACATTCCAAATTAAATTTCCACCGAAAAAACTCATCTTAACTTTCTATTTTTTGTTTAACTTCTTCTATATCATTTTGAATATCATCTATTTTTGCAACTTCATCTTGAACTTGTTCAATCTCTGAAAGTAATTGTTCTCTTTCTTTATCAGTAAGGAAACCAGTATCACCTTCTGATTTTTGACTTGATGATATAATTCTTTGTGCTATTGTTGCTAACTTAACTAATTGGTCATCGTTACGAACTGATGTATCAATTAAGTCTTTTATGACTGGACCTAGAAGTCCCATATCACCTTTATGACTAATCATTTTCCTCATTTCAAAAATTACTTCTGAAATGTGTTTCTTTTTATTTATCTGATTATTGTATATATCCTCAAATAACCCACTAAGGTTTTTACCTGGGAATAATTCGAAATCTGTTGACATGCTTATATAGATTATTATTCTATATATAAATATCAATAAAGAAAAAAGTGGTTTTTATTTGTTCTTATAGAAGAACTCTAATATATCTCTTTCCAACGTAACATCCATCACAAAGTTATCTCCATACATAATACTGGTGAAGGTTTCTTCCTCTTCTTCTGCTATTTCAATAACATAATCTATCTCATCAAATGTTACTTTATAACTTTCACTTTTTTTGATTCTTTGTATGTTCTTATGTTCTGTGGTTCTTTCTATAACTTCCTTACCACTTATATCAGGTACATTTAGAAGTTGGGTTACACATTTAGCATAGTTTGTTTTAAGGGTATCTATAAAGAAGATATCATCCATCTTACTCATTAGATACAATCGTTGTTTTTTATCCAAACCACCTGCCTTAAAATCACCAGTGTATTGTACGATTGGTAAAGATAGTATTGCTTTTTGAGAATCTTCTTTTAATTTTTTAAAATTTACTTTAGATTTTATTTGATGTGGATGATTAATATCTTTATCACATGGTAGTGCTAAAATATCATAGAATGTATTTGTACCAAAGTGTTCTTGTATTAGAGGACTCATCGTTATTCTTTTTCAGTAGCATATTTTACACCCATAATTGTACCAACGATTGAGAATGCGTTAGTAAGGAGAATACCAAACATATTACTCCAAGTAGAACCAATGATTTGAGTATCAGTACCTGACATAAGTGCCAATCCATACATAACAGTTGTAAGAACACCAACACCAACAATTACATAAAGTGCAACTTTTACAATTGTACTGATTAATTCGAATTGAGTTTTCTTTTGCATTACTTCCAAATCTTCCAATGCCTTATCCTTACCTTTTTCAGCTTCCTCTCTTAACTGATTGGATTCTTCCAATGCTATTTGGAGTTCTTCCATCAGTCCATCATTTTCTTTTTGTTTATTAACAAGTTCTTTATTTTGTTGTTGAACTTGTTTAGTTACCTTTAATCTTTTTCTTCTTGATTCGGAATCCTTTTCCTTACAAAGTTTTAGATACTCTTCGAACTCAGTATCACCTTTAGGTGCTTGAAGAATCTTTAAGAAGTTTCCTTCTATGTAAATTCTTTTCTTTTTAGCAACACCTAAAAGAACATCTCTTGTATGTTTTGTAACCTCAATCATTATAGGTTACTTATAAACTTTGAATGGAGCAGTTTGGTTTAGATATCCATCATAATCTTTTCTGAACTCCTCTAATCGAGGTTCAATATCATCTGATTTAATAATCCAAAATTGAGCACCTGCAGCTTTTGCTTTTTCAATTTCTTGATTATCATCTGATGAAGATATAATTCCAATTACACAACCATTACCATATTCGAAATTGATTTTACGAATCAACTCAATCCCATCAAAGGATGAACCGATTATATTTAAATCAACGAATACACACTCAGGTCTATCATCATCATTGTTATCAGGAAACCATTCTTTAAATTTTTTATCAGCTTCATCGGAAGAGTTAAGTGCTTCCAAAGATAAAGTGATATCTAAGATACTACAAGCATCTTCGAATACTAGGTGGAATAAATCCTCATCATCCACCAGTAAAATTGAGTTAATCATTTCATTCATTTTAAATTAATTCTTAATTTAGTGCCGCTATTTAATTTTTCGGCTGTTATTCCAAAACCATGTTCATTCAGAATTGCGATACAAATATTTAATCCCAATCCAGAACCTCCTTCTTTTTGTCCTTCTTTTCTTGTATATGGTTTGGATAACTCAATGAACTCTTCATTAGTAATCCCCCTTCCATTATCTTCCACACACATTGTTGAATTATTTTCCATATAAACTCTAATTATCTTTGTACTACTATCGTTATACTTTAATCCATTTCTGATTAAGTTATCTATTGCCGTACAAAATAATGGTTCGTTTACCATTGTGGTTGGTAATCTCTCTATCTTAACTTGTGAGATGTAAGATGTAGAAGATAAGTAGTTTCTAAGTATCTCAGCAAGATTACACTCCTTCATATCTAATTGTGCATCTTCCTTAACTAAGTTTGTAAATTCCTTTACACCCGAATATACTTTCTGAGTGTGTCTTAATCCCTCCTCTAACATTCGTAGTGGAGAACCTATTTTTAATTCTTTGATTTTTTCTTCTGATAATCTTCGTTGTAACGATGATAATCCTCTTGGCATATATGTGTTGATACCACTATGCATATCATGTCGGAGAATCTTTGCAGCGTGTTCTAAGTAAGAGTTTTTCTGATTAACTTCTACTTCTGCTAGGTGTTGTAGTGTTGTATCGGTTGCTATCTTTAGAACTTTATCGTAACCACCCTTTATACCCTTAATAGGAGTATAGTTACCAAATAACCAACGAGATGTTCCATCCTTTGCTATTCGTTCAAATTCACCACTTATATTTTCTCCTCTTTTTAATCTCTGCCAAAACTCTCTATATTCCAAACTTTTCCCATATTGCTTTGGAACCATATTCTTATGTGCTTTATGTTTTAATTCCTTTTCGGTAAACTTAAACGTATTACAAAACTTTGAATTGGCTTCTAATATGTATCCATCCATATCCAACATTACAACTAAGTTTGATTTATCAATTGCTGCTAATTGTAAATCAATATTCTTTTCTTTGAGTTTTGTACTTTTGATGAAATTATATATGACATAAGAAAATGGTGGTATAAATAGAATTATACAACCATATCCAAATTCGGCTAAAAGATAAGAAGGTTCAAGCCATCTAAATATAATACAAGTTTGTACTATAAAAAAGATGAATATAATAGAACCTGCTATGCCTAAACATATTTTTGCGGACTTATTCAATCTATAAAATATCGTTCAAATTACATTATCGAAGAGATAACTGTTTGAACTTTGTTGGTGTGAAGTAATGTAACCTATTTAGAATAAATATACACTAATAAGAAAAGAATTCATCTTCATCATTGTTATCAGATATTTCACCATGGTCTAGGTATTCATTTAACATTCGCTTCTGATGAGTTTTCATAACATTAACTACTTTTGTAATATAATGTGTTTTACAATCTGTCATTTCTCTGATAAGAAGGTATAAGTGTTTTTTATTGAAATTTTCTATATACTGACTTCTTCTAAATAATTCTAATATAGCATCTGCAATTTGAATATCTCGTTTCTTTACAAATACTTTTGTAAGATTCTTATCCCAATATGCTAACATAAGTTCTTTGAATTCATTAAATTCATTTCCTTTTTGCTCGTGATAGAAATCATTTTCAGGATTCCAAGTTTCTGGCATCTTAGATAATAGTTCAGTCTTTTTGTATCTTTTATAATTTCCATTATTACTAAGAATTAAATGATTTTTAGCAACAATAGAAAAATAAGAAAATGCTCTACCTTTAAGTGGTTGATACATATGAATCTTTTGTATCAATACAGATACTACTTCCTTTTTAACATCCTCTTTAGATACATCGAAGTATGAGAACTTAAATGTATTTAAAATATTTTCTGCTAACTTTTCAAATGGAAATTGTATTCTTTCTTTATATATTTGATTTCTGACTTTTGGGTCAGTACTAGCATTGTATTCAATGATAGCATCTTGAGCAGGAGTACCGAAATATATTTTTGACTTCTTTTTTCTAGGTCTGGGCATATTTTATAAATTATTTTTATATTTTTCAATAATATCTTTTAACTCTTTGAAAACCACACCAACTTCATCATCGGATTCAAACGAACCTCTGATGTCGATTTCTTTCATCTCCTTCATCATATTTTCCAAAGTACCAATGGATAATTCATTTAGATTATCCATATCGTTAGCAATTGTTTCTATTTGTCTAACCAATTGAGTTCCTCTGATAATAAAAAATATATTGGATATTACTAGAACTCCAATTATTATGTATAAATAAATTTCTTCCATTTTGATATTATATTTTACTAATATACGAAAAAAAGTTCAACTTTCCAAATTATGCTTCGCCTTTTTTTCCAAAGAAGGGAAATGATGTAATTTCGTTTTCATCTTCTTCCTCTTTTTCTTTTTGTATTTCGATGTTTAGTTCTTTGATTTTTTTGATAATAGCATTATCAAATCTTACCTCATCTATTAACTCCTCTTCAATTAATTCATCAACTATTGTTTCTAATATAATTTCCAAGGTTCTAATTTTTTGTTCTAATATATAGAGTCTTGTCATATGTTATATAGTTAACGAACCAGTTGTTACGTTAAGTGAATGTAAAAATTCTTTGAATTCTTTATCTGATGGTGTTTCATAATCTAGCTCACCAAATGCTTTGTTAATTGAGTTGTGATGATATCCCATTGATGATGCCATTCTAACACACATAATTTTAAATTCATGTATATTCATATCATCTGGTACATCAAACGTTACGTTTATTGCCTCTCTATTTGTAGGCTCTTCCGATTTATATGATAATATTCCCATTATACTAATTGATATCCTTTATCTAAAAGAGGTTGTGCTTTTTTGTATTTAACAAATTCCATTTCTCCTTCAGGTGATTGTAACATTACTCTTTCATTTCTACCAGGTGTTTTCTCTGCTTTAATTTGACCACTATATCTTCTGATTGGGGAGTTTATACTTACCCCATCAATAGAATCAATTAATCTCTGAGCAGTAATACATTCAAATAATCCCAAGTCATTCATATATTCTTCTTGGTCTTTCCATTCTTTTTTATCTGATGAGAATTCTACTACACCTAAGTTATCAGTATCTATTTTAAACCATTGATGTCTAGCAGTTTTTCTAACCTTTTTCTTTTTATCTAATTCCTTTTCAAAATAAACAACCATCTCTTTAGAGGTTTCGATAACTTTTGGGTTTACTAATGTTAATTCATCATATTCTCCACCAAACTTAATAGTAACAATACGTTTATCCATTCCAACATCAGATGCATTTACAGCATATTCGTTTTCTAATTTAGATATCTTTTCTTTATATTCGTTTAACTCTTCATTTGTAACGGGAGTTCTTTCAATTCTCTTTACTATCATAGTATTTTTTTATTTCGTTTGTTAAATAATCAATCGATTCGGCACTACCTATATATGCTCCATGCTTTGCGTAAAATGGAATCCACATATCTTTGTTAGTTTCGATTCTTTCTTTTAATTGGTATCTCTCAGGTAATTGAACCTTTACATAACTCATAATAAATCTTCTGGTGTTTCTCTATAAACTCTATAACTATCTTCATCAAAGTGTTCAGTCGAAACCTCAAATACAATTGAGTTAGCTTCTAATGAAATTAACTGATGAGGTAATCCTCTATCAATTAAAACACTATCGCCCTTTTCTAAAGTTTTCCCTTCTAACTTCCCATCTTCTACATTTAACCAATTAAATTGAAATCTTCCTTCTTGCACATACCAACTTTCTTTTTTCTTTAGGTGGTAATGCATTGAGAACCTATTTCTTTCTTTTGTGAATACTAATAATTTACCACAATACTCTTCATCGTTGTGAATCCATAGTTCGTATCCCCAATTCTTTTCTACTCTCTTAGGAGCTTTAATATCTACATCTATAATCATTCTGCGTAACTTTGTGTGTTTAACAATCCACTATAAGAACATGCATTAAATTTTCCCATATGTGGTAGAATAGCAAGTTCTTTTGCTTTTGCTTCTACCATTACATCAACTTCCGTTCCATATAAGTTTGGTAACTCATTGATATAATCTGAGTGTGCTTGTGGTTTTAGTTTTTCATTCTCTTCATGTAATGCTTTACTTTCAGAGTAATGAACTATTGGTTTAATATTTTCAGGCCAAGTTGATATTGCTAACTTCAATGCCTCTTCTTCAGTTAATCCACCTGTACAAAATTGGTGGTGATGATAATCAAATACAATTGGTATTCCAATTTGTTCGTTTAGATACATTAAATCTTTTACTGAATACATTGATGCTTTATCATCGTTCTCAACTGTTAATCTACTTTTTACTGATGGTGATAACCTTTTAAAGTTTTCACAAAATCGTTTCATTGCTGATTCTTTATCTCCATAAACTCCATTACAATGGATATTGATTTTATTATAATGTGATTGTTCCAATCCCATCAAATCAAATATCTTACCATGTAATTCTAAATCAGTAATTGTATTTTCTACAACATGCGGTCGTGGTGAAACTAATACGTTGAATGGACCAGGATGTGAAGTAATCCTAATACCATTTTTATTAGCGTAGTTACCACAAGCCATTAATATAGTTTTGATTCTAGCATAGTGTGGTGATTTCTCTATCTCATATTCAGAACCCCAAGGAAACATCTCAGATGATAATCTGAATAGTTTAATACCATTCTCATTATTCCATTCTAAAATCTTATATAAATCTCTAGCATTTTGTAACCCCAATTCAGTTGCATATTCAACACCCCTTTCTAAGAATGTTCTTTTAATCATTGAACGATTGGTAGTTACTTTTGGTTTTTGACCCGATAGAGTCATGTTAATACAAGCGTATCCTAAATTCATTTCGTTGGATTTATCATTTGTTATACAACAAATATACGAAAAATATATTTAAAAACCAAATTT